CGGCCGTCGTGGCCAGCGGTGGCAGCGCCATGACGGCCCCCTTTCATTCGGCGATCTTGTCGAGCTTCTTCAGGAGCGTCTGCCGGGGCTTGTCCTTCGCCGTCTCCAGGCCGATGGCGTCCTCGGCGCGTTGCGGGTCATCGCCGACCCACGCCAGTACTTCGTCCGCCGTGCCGTCGATGTCCAGCTCCGCGGCGGGCACGGCGCCCGCGTCGTGCCCGCCGCTGCTCTCGCTGTGGTCGGCTGCCTCGGCCGGAGCGGCTCCCGGTGCCACCGACGGTGCCCAGCGCTGCGCGGCGTCGTCGGCCGGCTCGACGTCCGAGCCGGTTTCCAGCAGGTGCACCGCCAGGCCACCTGAGACTTCCTCGCCCAGGGCGATGTCGATCAGCCGGTAGTTGTAGTACGGCCGCAGCGCCGTACGCGCACGCACGCGCATCAGGCGTGCTCCAGCACGACGGCCCGCTTGTACAGGGCCGGGTCCGAGTTCGCGAGCGCGTCGGACGGGATACCGAAGTCGCCCACCCAGCTCCACGACGTTGAGATGATCTGCTGCAGACGGTCCTGCGGCGGGCGCACGATCCGAGCCACCCGCACGGTCGGTGCGTCCTGCGGTGGGCGCACGATCCGAGCCACCTGCACGGTCGGTGCGATATCGACCATGGCGATGTCCGGCACGTCACCCACGCCGCTCTCGCCGAGCAGGTCGGCCATCCCGTCGAACGGCGCGGAGATCAGCGCGCCAGCTCCGAGCACGATCGGCCTGTGCACCGGAACTGCGCCGCCGGAGCCGCCCAGGACAGTCGGGCACTCGTTGTTGCGGACCCAGTCGAGACCGCCGAACCGGCCGATGCTCAAATCGGTGTAGATGGGGCTGTCGACGCGGCCCTGCAGCGCCTGCTTGAAGTCGGGGTCGCTGAAAAGTTCGGCCTCGGTGTCGGGGTCGATGTGCGCGATGTAGTACCCGTTGTAGTACCCGTTGACCGTGGGCACGTTCATCTTCCGCAGGCGCGTCACGGCGGCCCGGAACATCGCGAAGGTGGCGATGTTCGAGGTGGTGAGGTCGTAGGCGGTGTCGCCGGTCGGGCGGATCGTGGTCGGCGCGTTCGCCGCCACGACATAGTCGCCCGCGGTGTCGGCCCGCGCGGTACCGAGCGTCAGCGTGCTGGTCGCCGTGTTGACGCCGGTCACGGTGTTGGGCGTGCCTTCGATCGTGACGGCCAGCGGGGCGGCCGCAGACACAGCGGTGAGCACGCCGTTGACCATGACGTGCGTGAACCCTGCTACCGAGTTGACGACCATGGAGGTGTCGGAGGACCCGGCGGTGGTGACCCAGGTCCGGCCGCCCGAGTAGGCCGCGTACAGCTTGTTGCGGGCGATCTGGTTGAGCGACTGCCCAGCGTTGATGCCCAGCGTCTGCACGTCGGCCAGGAATTTCGACGCGAGCGCCATCTTCGACGTGAGCATGTTGGTGTCGACGGCGAGACCGTACTGGTCCATCGTGACCGACCACTGCTCGATGCCGTACGTCGCCGGGGACGTATCGGAGCCGGTGATCGGGGTGGTGGACGGGGTCAGCAGCCCCTTCCTCGTCATGATCTTCGTGTCGCCGAGGCCGCCCTGCCAGGGCTCGTTGTCGGCGATGGCCGGGAAGATGAACTCCGGCTTGAGCGCCTCCTGGAACACGCGGTCCAGCAGGCCGTTCTGCATCATGGCGCGGATGGCGGCCGGGATGGTGCCGCGGACGTCGTGCCGGTCCAGCCGGAACCACGGCCGCACAGCGGTCAGGGTCATGGTCACTCCTGTGTGATGTCGACGGACACGAGGTCCGGGTGCTGCCGGGCGATCTGTTCCAGGCCCAGCAGCGCGGTGTGGGTGATGGCCGACACGGCGGCGCAGACCCGGCCGTTCTCCGCGTGCTCCTCGTGACCGTCCACCTCGATCACAGTGCGGCCGTCGCCCAGGCGGGCGCGGACACGGATCACGTGCGCAGACGGAAGCCCGGCACGCTCTTGGCCAGTTCGGCTTCGAGCTCGGCCCGGTCGGCGGTTCGGAAGTCGGTGGCCGGCGCGGCCTGGCGCGAGCCCTGAGCCGGGTCGGGTTTCGGCGTCTTCTTCTCAGGCTCGGCGGCCGGGCGTCGCAGGTGCGGCTTGCGTTCCAGCAGCGCTTCGAGGTCTGCGGCGATGGCGGCGGTGTCGATCTCGCCGTCGCCGTCGGTGTAGGAAGTCGGGTCCAAGTACACCGCGGCGTCCTCCGGGTCGGCGAAGTTCGTCGCCGCGGCCTTCACCTCAGCGAGCACCGCCCGCGTCGTAGCGCGCTCGGCGCGCTCCATGGCCTGCTCCGCCTTCGATGTGGCTTTGTCCAGCTCGGACTTGTCGCGGTCTTCGAACTCCTGGATCCGCTTCTGGGCGGCGGCTGACTCCCTTTTGTGCCGGGTCCTCTCTGCCTTGAGCTCGGCACGGAGCTTGTCGAGTGCCTTCTTCCCAGCGTCGCCGAGTTGGTCGGCGCCCTCAGGCTCCCGATCGTCATCGCTCCCCGGCTCGTCCTCAGCCTCGGGGGCGACCGGATCGTCCGGGGATGGCTCCTCCGGCTCCGGATCGTCATGCCGGTCCAGTCGGAACCAGGACACGCCAGGGGCGGCGTTCAGCCAGACGTGACGGGTGTATCGCATTCTTCGTCTCCCATCGCGGGATCATGGCTGCGCGTCGCGCACAGCCAGGTCAGGTTCTGCGGTCAGACGCTCCAGCCCATGTAGCCGTAGCGCCGCAGCAGCTCGATCGCCTCGTCGCGCGATCTGGCGACCCGGTAGATCTGTTCCGGCAGCAGTCGCGGCCCCTGCAAGCGGAAGTGCCGCGGGTAGCGTGGGTTGGCGGTACCGGCACGAAACGCGCGGGCCCGCTCCATTTGGTAGTACAACGAGCGCCGGGTGGTGCCCTCCGTCGTGGCGCGGATGCGGCGTCCGGCCTGGTCAGCGACCGTGGTCATGCCGCGGCGCGCATTGACGACGCTGCTGATGCTCGCGCCGTCCCGGATGGCCGTCGCACCCGCCGCAGTGAAGATCCGATTCTGTTCGGACCGGGACAGCGAATTGAAGTACGCGTGCGAGTCGAAGGCGCCGGGGTGGTGCCGACCGCGGGCCACCAGCTTCGTCGGCAGGTGCACGCAGTCGCACCTCGGGTGCCTCTGAAAGCCTCTGTTCCAGCCGTACTCCTTGCCGGCCAGGATGATGCAGCGCGCGCACGAAGGCGGATTCAGCACACGCACGTATCCGTTGATCAGCCGCTGCCCGACCATCGAGGCGCCGGTGGCACTGCGGCCGGCGTCGGCCACCTCGCCCGCGGCCATCCGCAGCAACTGCTGCAGGCCGACGAGCATCGCCTCGACGTCCCGGGCCCCTGCGGCGATGGCCTGCTTGCTGCTGATGACCGGCAGGTACAGCAGCGACTCCAGCGACCGGCCGTCCGCGGCCTGCCCGGCGAACGCCGGAGCCCAGGTGCGGCCCACCCGCTGGGAGCGCTCGCCGGCCGTGGCGACCGCGTCCACGTAGGTGTCCGCTCCCGCCGCGGCGGCGAGCTGCCCCTCGGCCACGGCCCGCACCACCGCCGGGCCGACCAGCGACTGCCACGACCCGGTCAAATTCCGCCGGTCCAGCTCGCCCCACAGATCCTGTACGCGGTCCGCGGTGCGTCGGGCGTGCCGGGCCTGCGCGACGTAGTACGCCGCCGCCAACTCCTCAGCGCTCAGGGAGCGTGCGTCCGCAGCCATCAGGCGGCCGCCGGCTCATGCTCGGGCCCGGTTTCGCCGGCCTGCGGCGGCTTCGGACCGGCCTCCAGCGCGGCGAAGTCCCCGGCCAGCACCCGCTGCAGGGCGTCGTCGGCCGCTTGGCGGTCCTGCTCCTCCATCCGCTCGATCTGCGCCTGGGTGTAGCCGATGTCCTCGCGGGTCTGGCGCAGCGGCACGACCTTGGCCGCGAACAGCTTCACCGCGGCGTCCGCGCGCTGAGCGACGGTCGGGGTCGCCGCGTCCCGCCACAAGGTCTCCATCGACCGCGCGGCGTCGTTCCACACGCCGTCGCGGATGCGTAGCACCTTGCGCATCACGCGCTCCCATGTCGTCCCGCCGGCGCGCTGCTTGCGCTCGGCCCGCTTGATCAGCCGGGTCTCCGCCGACCGGATGCCGTCTGCGGAAGCCGGGTTGTCGGTGGCCTGTCCCAGGAAGTGCGGGGGCATCCCAGAGATGCTGGCCACCAGCACGGCCAGCTGCTTGAGGGTGTCGTGGAAGTTGGTGAGTGACGCCTCGGGGAACTGGATGACGTCGGCGCCGTCGTTCTTCCGGTCCTTCTCGGTGGCCCACATCCGGCCGATGATCCGGCTGAACGCGCTGACCTTGCGCCCGGCCTCGTCCTGGAAGTCCTCTTCGCCGAAGCCGAAGGCGACCCTGCGGGGGGTTGCGTGGTACTCGGCGGACACCATCATGTCGGTGGCGATCTTGCATGCGGCGTCCGACAGCGGGATCACGTCCGCGAGTTCGGAGGTGCCGTTGGGCAGTTTCAGGCGCGGCCGGTTGGCCAGCACCTCCACCATGACCTCACCGATGCCGTGATCGTCCCGCTCGTGCTCCGGGTCCTCGACCCACTCGCCGCGCTCCTTCACCCACCAGCTGGTCGCGTCCGGCAGGTACAGGGCGGCGTGGCACACCTTGCCGTCCTCGCCCTCTTCCTCCCAGCGCTTGACCGCCGCCCGCACCTGCCGCGTCTGCGGATCGTGCTCGGCGTACATGTCCAGCGCCGACTCCACCGTGATCAGCGGCGTGGCGTCGTCCCCGTCACGCGAACCGATCACCACGTACGCGCGTTTCATGATCAGAGAGTCCAGGTGGCCCTGCTGGCTCTGGCTGTCCATGTCGTTGGCCTGCCAGATCCGCCACAAGTCCTCATCCGCCGCCGGCTGCCCCGGAAACCGGAAGCCTTCGACATCCAATCTCTCTTCGACGCTGTCGACGACCAGCCGCGGCCAGTTGATGACGACCTGACGCACCCGGTCATCCAGCTCATGCTCCAGCTCCGGCGCCATGTACGACAGGGGCTGTTTGCCCTCGTAGTAGCTGTTCAGCTTCTTGAGCTCCGGCAGTTCCCGGTCGTGAGCCCGGATCAGGTGGGTGAGCCACTGCAGCTCAGAGCGCTCCATGCCGCTCACCCCTCTCATCAGCGCATGATCAGCATCTTGGACTTCTTGCGGGGCTTGCCCAGCCCCGCCTTGATGGCGTCGCCCGCGGCCTCATGGGCCAGCACGCTGACCACCCCGAGGTCGATCTTCTGGGGCACACTCGCCTTACGGAGCACGTACCGCCCGCCAGGCCGTGCTGCCTTCCGCGCGCTCGCACGCCGCGTGCATCTGCGACACCCGCAGCGTGTACCAGCGGATCACCCGCTTCTCCCCATACCGGTCCGCCCAGGTGTCCACCTCGGTCTCCCAGTACGGCGGGTCGCAGTACATGCGCACTACGTCATACCGCTTCATCAGCTCATCGACCGCCGCGTCGACCTCCAGCCGCGGCACCTGGCCGTCCCACTCCCACACCGTCGGACGGCGATCCGGTCCGTATGTCGGCGTCCACTGGTAGCCGTCCATCGTCTCGGCCCGAAGCCCCGTCCAGTCGTCCACGTCCGACCCGTCGAAGCCCAGCACGACCGGTGTCCGCGCCGGCGGTTCCTCCTGCGGGGCCTTGCGTGCGTCCCACCGGTCCCGGTCGATCCACGCCCCGGTGCCAGCGACGATGCGGTTCAGGTAGAAGCGCTCCGCCTGTGCCGGATCCCCGGCATCGGCGATCTCGCGCATCTCACCGTCGATCCGGTCGATGTCCACCCAGCCGTCCGGCCGCTTCGCCGAATCCCCGTACGCGATCCGAAGAGCCCGCCGCCGCTCCGCCTTGTTGTCCAGCGAGCACGGCGGCGGCACCCGGTGATCCCGGTACAGATCCTTCGACCGGGCCTCCGCGGTCCGCTGCGCCACCGACTGCTCCGACGGATCCCACGCGTTTGTCGTCTCCACCGGCCGGCCGCCCGTGCCGGACAGATTCCGGCGCTGCGTCGAAGCGATCGACCAGCCGCCGTTCGACTCCAGCCAGCAATGCGTCTCATCCTGCACCGCGAACGTGATCCGCTGCCCAAGACGCGCGTTCTTCGACGACGTGACCGGCTCGATCAGGCCGCCGCCCGCCAGGTTGATGCGGGTCTCGCCCGTGTCCGGGATGAGGTCGGCGAGCGGGCCCTCATCGATCATCGGGCGCAGAGCTCGGTAAACGTTGTCCGTCTGGTCCTCGCTGGTCGCAGTGACCTGTATCCACGGCGTCGCCCACGGCCGGCTCACGGGCTCCCCGTCCGCGTCCCATCCGGCGAACCGCACCGGTCCCTCGGCCTCCGCGCAGATCATCGCCGCAGTCAGCGGGCCCTTGCCCCATTTCTGCGGTCGCACCAGCTGAGACCGGCGGTATGCCCACGCGGACTGCCACCGGTCCTCAGCGGCGTCCGGGCGCAGCCGGTAGTGGTGGACCAGGAACGCCCACATCTCGTCCGTGAGCAGGTACGGCTCGCCGAGCCGGTCCCCGTCTGGGATGACGCAGTGCTCCTCG